CATCCTTTATTCAATGAATGGTTTTGTATTCCTAGTTAGCACATAAGGCACGTTGAATAAATCAAGCTTCTCAAAGGGAGGAACTTTCAATATTCCTATATCTTTGCGCATCACATATTTGAACATTCGTTTCAAACCACGTGTCGGGATGAGTTCTTTGCTACGTAAACAAGGATACCGTGCAAAGTAATCCCAGAAGAAAGAGCAGTACGTTTCAGATGAAAAGCCACCTAGTAAATAGTAGGCCATCACTCTAGCAGCAGATTGCTCTAGGTACTGAACGTCTCTTTCTGGATAAAGGACTAGTTTGATCCAGTCCTCATCGGGTCTAACAAATATTCCACCTTGTGCACTATAACCAAGAAATTTTCTTTGACTTTGGTTTGTTGCAATCCTTAACTTTTCCATTTTAAGTACAAGGCCGAACATTAAATTCGCCAAATCAGCGACTTTGTCAGGAACAACACTGCGAGGAGTGTAACATGGGACGATAAATGAACTGTCGTCACCTAAGATTTTCAATCTTCTCATGTTCCATTGAAAGTGTAAATTTAGGAATTGTATAGCAATACAGTTCACAATAGAACCGACTGCTTGAGTAAAAAAACTTCCACTAGGTATACCATGTTCTTTCATAATGATCGAGCCATCTGGTAACATAATCTTAGTTTTTATGAAGTATTCTCGGAGCCAGTTGAAAAGAAGTCTGTTTTTCTCTTCCATCTTTTCACCTCCAAAAACGTTTTCTCCTTCATGAAATGCGAACTTATTATCAAAACATTCCCAAATAATTTGGAATGCTTCGTTGATTAGCCAGCATGGTATAGTCGCATCAAACTGTGACCAGTCTAATGTAACTTCAGCGGCTTCATCATGTCCACACAGTGAAGAAGACAACACCTTCATCAGTCTTGGCATTGCATCAGGACCAAAGTGCACTTCATTCACCTGCATCTCTAAGTGAGTATAGAATGGGATAGCCCATTTAGATTCTAAGATTGACACTTCGAATGGGTAAACCCAAACTGGTCGACTCTTAGCCTCTTCTTCACTTGAAAGATGCCCTCTTAAAGCTAGCCTACATGGTGGTTTGTATGTCGGAAGTCCTCTTTGGACTCGATGTTGTATGTAAGCCGCAACATCGTATGCTTCTTCAATACATTGGTTTTTCTTTTTGCCAGGGAATGAAAAACCAGCAGCTGAATCTTTATTCATGTTATCTGCACCACATGCTAGTGAAAAACGAATTAACTTCTCCGAAGGGATGAAAATTTGTTTCGTTCTAGCAATTGCTATCTCTAAGGTTTTACGATATGTTTCGGGCATATCGGTTTTTAGCCTTTCCGGTTTGCCATAGTTTGCTAAAGCATCTAAGGCAATGTCTAATGTTGCTCGTTTTGTATATCCACGTACGGACTCGTAGACTTGAGAATTCCAGAGCTTCATTGATTTTCGGACAAAGGGATCAGTATTCATTCTTGTTTCCTCAATATTATATTGGTAGCCATTTGGGTCATCACTGATCTTGAGACCAGGCATGCGACGTAATTTGCGTAAAAATAG